GAATGGACACCTGGGCTGCGTAAACCCGCAGCATATCAGATGGGCCACCCATGCCGAAAATATGAAGGAAGCCTCCCTACACGGCAGAATATCGGCTGGCCAACGTCGCCGCAGGTTGATGGAGGCGGAATATGTCTAGATTTTTCAACGTCGAGCGCATCACCCGCACCGGCAATGCCCTCTACCTCATGCACGTTCCCGGCATCGGCATGGAATGGTCTGCGAACGCAGAAGACGCCTTCCGGTACGACGATATCGACGAGGCCCAGGCTGATGCTCTGGCGCACGGCGGTGAAATCTCCAGCTTCTTCGCCCCTGACTGGCGCCCCAGCGAGCGCGCGAGGCTTGAGGCTCACTTTTCAATCGCAGCCGAATAGTCGGCTCCGGTCAATCAACTCAACCATGTGCAGGTAGGACGATGAGCAAAGCAATAGAGATATCGCCGGTCGAGGTCATGGCTCTGAAAAAGCTTGCCGTGATCAACGGGGCGCTTGCGAAGACGCTGACCGGCGTTGCCTCGCGTGAGCAGACCGCCCTCCTTCGCGTCCTGATCGATGTGGTCAACCGCGCCGAGCTGGCTAATGCCGCCCTCCCCACCCATCCCCAGACTACGAGGTAACGACGATGGCAGAGACAGTGAAGCATACGCGGGCTCGGCGGGGTGAACGAAAGAGATTCATCCACGAAGTGGCCATGCATCACACTGGGGACGACTGCCTTACATGGCCATTCTCCAGGACGAAGGCTGGGTACTGCAAGATTAGTATAGGCAGGCAAGAAATTCTTGCGCATCGTTACGTCTGCGAACTAGCGCATGGTGCCCCGCCAACCACCAAACACCAAGCTGCTCACTCCTGCGGCAAGGGCCACTGCCTCTCCCCTTGGCATCTGTCGTGGAAGACGCAGTCAGAGAATGAGGCCGACAAGCTAGCCCACGGCACCCACAACAGAGGCGAACGCCACGTCAGCGCCAAGCTGACAGAGGCTGCTGCGCGGGAGATCATCGCATTGAAGGGCCTGGAACGGAAAAACAAACTGGCCAAGAGGTTCGGAGTATCTGCGACGACGATAGGAGACATCCAAGCAGGAAGCAAATGGGCGTGGCTCTCAAAAGAGGTGACGGCATGAGCGATCTCCGAAGAACAGTAACCGAAACCATCGGCTTTTTGTCTCATTTCAAGGCCGACGCCGAAGCAGGCATCCCCTGCCAGCCAGAAACAATCCAGATGGTCATCGATCGTCTGCGGGCTGTTCTTTACGGCTCTCCGACCGTCGTCCTGGCGTCGGAACTAAGGGGCGAACCACCTGCTCTCCGGTCGGCCATCGTCGTCGGCCTTCAGGCTGCGGAATAGGAGGCGGGGATGAGCGACATACAATCCCGCCTGGCCGCCATCAACGCAAAGATGCAGGCAGAGCATGCCAAGGCTTACGACGCCGTGGGAAAGGCCATCGTCGTCATTTGGATGTTCGTGGCCGTCTTCTTTGGGCTCGCCTTGGCTGAGCCGCAGTTGAAAATATCCGATCTCGTCAATCAGGAGAACTCCTATGCAAAACGCTGAAATTATGGTCCCGAACGCTAACGCTGTCTCGGCTGGCGTTCCTTCTGGTGAGCGGGCAGTGGTTACGCCCATGGAGATGCTGGACCGTGCCGTTTCCAGCGGCGCCAGCGTCGAAACCCTGTCGCGCCTCATGGAGCTACAGGAGCGTTGGGAAGCCAACCAGGCCCGTAAGGCATTTGATGAAGCGATGGCGGCCGTCAAGGCAAATATGCCGAAGATCATCAAGACCAAGAAGGTTGACTTCACCACCAACCGCGGTCGCACCAACTACCAGTATGAAGACCTTGCCTCGATCATGGAGCAGATAGGACCGGTTCTTTCCGACCACGGTCTTTCGGTGCGCTACCGTACATCTGCAGAGCCTGAGAAACCTATCACCGTCACCTGCATCATATCGCACCGCCTCGGCCACAGCGAAGAAAACACGCTGATGGCCGGCAGGGACGACAGCGGCAACAAAAACAGCATCCAGGCTATCGGATCCACTGTTACGTACCTGCAGCGCTACACGCTCAAGGCAGCGCTTGGCCTCGCCGCTGCGGCTGATGACGACGGATCCAAGTCTGATCAGAAGCAGAACGACGCAAAGACAATCACAGAAGCGCAGCAGAGCGTCATCAGCGACCTGATCGAACAGGGGAAGCTGGATATCGAACAGTTCTGCAAATTCTGGAAAGTCGAGGCTGTCGCCGAAATCCAGATGGCAAAGTTCAATGAGGTTGTTTCCTCCTTGCGCCGTCGTATTGACATCGTGAACCAGAAGGAGAAGGCCGATGCTTGATATTGAGCAGGGCTCACCTGAGTGGCACCAGATCAGGCTTGGCAAGGTGACGGCCTCACGTGTCGCTGACATCGTTGCCAAGACCAAGACAGGATATTCGACATCTAGGGCCAATTACGCGGCGCAGCTCATCTGCGAGCGGCTGACTGGCGTTCCGACCGAGACCTTCACCAGCGCCGCCATGCAGTGGGGAACCGACATGGAACCGGAAGCCAGATTGGCCTACGAGTTCAATCGCGTTGCCAAGGTCGATCAGGTTGCATTTGTGCCTCACCCGAGCATCGCTGACTCCGGCTGCTCTCCTGACGGTCTCGTCGGCACTGACGGGCTCGTGGAGATAAAGTGCCCCATCACGGCTACCCACATCGAAACGCTCACTGGCAAGGCCGTCCCGGTCAAGTATGTGGCGCAAATACAGTGGCAGTTGGCATGCACTGGCCGCCAGTGGTGCGACTTCGTCAGTTACGATCCGCGCATGCCGGAAGCAATGCAGTTCTTCTGCGTCCGCGTCCATCGTGTGCCTGAGATCATTGAGGAGCTTGAAAAGGAGGTGATCACCTTCCTGAACGAGATCCGCGCCAAGATCCACACGCTTCGTTCGATCTACGATCCCGACATGGAGCCGATCGACGGAGACGCTGCACTATTGATGGCGGGGGAGTGATGGCGAAGAAGTCTTCCGAAGCCCCTCCCTGCTACGTCATCCGAGATGGCGACCGCCTGATAGGCGAGATGGAAATGGACCGCGAGACCATCCGACAGTTTCCCGCCGGACAGCGTATCCGCGTCGAACTTCGAACCGGCCGCGTTCCAGACCGCTTGCGCTTCTACTGGGCCTTCCTTCGCGAAGTAGTCAAATCGACGGGGTGCTGCCCGAACGAGAAGACGCTTCACCAGCTCGTCAAGCTCAGAACCGGCCACACCGACGACATTCTCATGGGCGGCTACATCATCAAGGTGCCGGCCTCCATCTCGTTCGAGAACATGGACGAGCCGACGTTCTGCCGGTTCCTGGATTCCGCGATTGAGTTCATCGCGCTGGAGTTCGGCATCACCCCCGAAAGCGTGGAGAGAGCAGCATGACCAACACACCCATGCGTCACTTGATCCGCTATCCCAACGCCCGTCCGAGCACAATCCAGTACCTCGCCAAACGCGACGAGACCACGCAGAGGCTGCGCCAGGAACTCGGCATACAGAAGTCACGTAAGCCGTGGTGGAAGCGAGCGCTTTCATCAGTGATCAAGGGGAGGGTCGGCTGATGGTCGCCTTCAGTTTCTCCGACAGGTTCGTCGAACTGGTCGAAAGCGGGCTCAAGACGCAGACGATACGCCAGACGCGCCGCGCCAAGGTAGGTGATGCGATCCAACTCTATACTGGGCTGAGAACAAAGAACTGCCGCAAACTGTCAGCGGTTGACCCGATCTGCACCTATGTCGGCTATGTCGCGATCAGGCCTGATTACCTCACGGTTGGCGATACTTCAAAGCATCCGCGCGACCGTGACGAGTTCGCAGCGCTGGACGGATTCCGAGATTATGCCGACATGCTAGCATGGTTCCACGAGCGTTACGGGCAACCGTCGTTCATTGGCTACCTGCACCGTTGGGAGTTCCAGTGATGCGATCTGTTGACGAGTGGGTCGGAAAGACCGACGACTCCGCCATCCCGCCCCGCGTCCGTCTGCGGGTCTTCGAACGCTTCGGCGGCATATGCCAGCTCTCGCAGCGAAAGATCATGCCGGGAGACGAATGGCAGGTTGACCACATCGTTGCCCTGTGGCGCGGCGGCAAGCATGTCGAGAGCAACCTCCAGCCGGTTCTAAAGCAGCCACATCAAGAGAAATCGTCGGAAGAGCAATCGATCCAGGCGAAATGTGACCGCATCCGAAAGAAGCACCTCGGGATCTGGCCGGAAAGCCTCGCCAAGATCAAGTCCAAGGGTTTCGCCAAGACGAGGAACGTCTAATGACAACCACAGTGAAAGTGAAGCCGCTCGTCTGGTCGCATCGAAATGACCAGCCAGCTTATGAGGTTTGCGCCGATTGCCCCTTCGGGCGGTATGCCATCGCTCCTGCTGGTGAGTACGGATACGGATGGAAGCAGCCGCGGCAGAACGTTTGGTCCGGCTACCTGCCGACGTGCGATGAAGCCAAAGCCGCCGCCCAAGCCGATTACGAGGCCAGAATCCTCTCCGCCGTCGCCCCGCAGGCCGGCGATAATGCGTGGCCGGAAGAGCCGACAGACGACATGATCAGAGCGCTATTCACGCTAAACAGCGCATCACCGCGAACCACGGCTGAGGTCATTCACGTCTACAAGAGCTTGCGCAATCTCGCCTCCCACCCATGCACCTCAACCCCAGTTGTCTCTCAGAATGCCCCTGCTTTGGAAGACAAGGGAGGGGAAGTCGCGCGGCTTCGCCATTGCCTTGAGACCGTTCGCGCCAACCTCGTGCGACTCGCATGGGAAGAGAACAGCGTCATGATCGAGGGCATCGACGCCGCCCTCAAGCAGAAGGGTTGAATGATGAGGCCATTTGACAAAAATGACCGTAAGGATGCTGCAGCAGATGCCATCCGCCAAGAGTTTGCTTCGCTGGCGCTCCATATTTTTGAGCGTGGAGACCTCCGGAAGCTGAAAACACATGAGCAAATTGAGGTGATCGCCACTGGCGCTATGACGGCCATCATGGGCGTTCTGTTCTCTTTCATTCGAGACACCACGGAAGGCCATGATGCTATTGAGGAGTTCGTCTCCTCATACGTCCAGCAAGCCCGCGTGCAGGCGGAGGCGATCGCCAGAGGTCAGGAGAAGTTTCAATGACCCAGATGCCAACCAATGAGGCCATCACCACCCGCCTCCTCTCCATGTCCGAAGCCATGTGGATGGACCGAGACCACGATGAACTCGACGCGCTGTTGCTGGAGGCAAAGGGAGAGATCGAGCGGCTAGACGCGGAGAGGGATGCTGCCATAGGCAAGCGCCGAGTTTGGGTCGAGTGGTGCACAAGAGTTTTGCGCCACCACCGACAGATGATCAAAGACGCCGAAGCCCGCGCCGATAATGCAGAGAAGCGGTGCGCGGAGCTGGAGGCGGCGTTGAGGCCGTTTGCCCTCGCCTCAGTCGCAACGACAGTATTCAACGACTGGGAAACGGTGGATGACACACAGTCGGCTGACATGATCACGCTTGGTGATCTTCGCCGCGCTGCCGCCCTCATTCCACAGCAGAAGGGAAATGCCGATGGCTGAACCAATGACCCCGAATGGCTGGCAGCCGATCGACACCTACCACGCGGCCGACAAGTTCGTGAAGGTCCAGCACATCCTTTGCGGTCACTCCGAGGGAAAGTGGATCCGCATGGGACGCTACTACCCCGAGATGAAGCGCTGGTACTATTCCGGCACCAACGAGCGCTCGCAGTGGGCTCAGGTCGAAGGTGACGAACCAACGCATTGGATGCCTCTTCCCAAGCCTCCAGAGGCAATCACCGACCCCAAACCCTTCACCTTCAAAGATCCGGCCGCCCAGCGGGAGTGGGAGAGGCAGAGGAAAGAGAGGGGAGAATGATGGATATCGATGACGACGAACCGATTTCTCTTGCCGACGCCTGCAAGCTGTTCTTTCGTGGCCGTCTGACGAAATCCTCTCTGCGGACCGAAGCCCGGAAGGGAAATCTTGAAATCATTCAGATCGCCAACAAGGATTTCGTCACCAAAAACGGGATCAAGAGGATGATTGAAAAATGCCGCAAAAGCGTCGACCAGCAAGGCTCTGGCTCAGGCCAGACACCGGAACATGGTTCATCAAGGACGGAGGGCAGCGTATCGGCACGGACTGCTCTGAAGCAGAAGTTGGCCGAGCGCAAGAAAAGCTCGCCGAATATATCGCCAGCAAATACCGGCCGCAGCGCAGCAGTCGTTCCGCTGAGGTCTCGGTAGGCGACGTTCTAATGGTTTACCTGGAGGAGAAGTGCCCGTCTACGGCGCGCCCGAAGGAAACCGAATCGATGATCGGCCGGCTCAACGACTTCTTCGGCGATATGCTCCTGACGGAAATCAAAGGACAGACGTGCCGGGAGTTTGCGTTTGACCGCGGCAATCTCGGCGGTGCGCGCCGGGATCTGGAGGTCTTGCGGGCCGCTATCAACTATTACCACGCCGAAAACACGCTGGATATGGTTCCGAAGGTGACGTTGCCCGAGAAGGGCATGCCGCGGCAGAAGTGGTTGACCAGGCAGGAAGTCGCAAGGCTGCTACGCGCCGCCCGGAACGAGAAGCAGTGCGGCCACCTCGTGCGCCTCATCATGATCGGCCTCTATACCGGAACGCGCCTGTCCGCTGTCCTGAACCTGCAATGGATGCCAAACACGACAGCCGGCCATATCGACCTAGATCGTGGCGTCATCTATCGCAGGGCCGAAGGCGAGCGGGTAGCTCACAACAAGCGACGGACGCCGGTCAAGGTGCCCCCGCGCCTGCTCCGGTTCCTGCGTTATTGGCACAAGGCCGATACGGCACTGGATTCGGAAAGGCGCCCGATCACGCTTCGATATGTCGTCACGTATGCTGGGGAGAATATCGTCAAGCCG